GCATAGGTTACCTCTTTTTGTAGGCTTTCGAGAGTTCGGTAAAGGAAGGGGGTGAGATCAAGTCTCGGATCCGCAGCCATCGGTAAATTCGGCTGCTGCGGATGGGGAGTCCTCATTTCTTGATTTATGAGATCAATGAATGTGGACAATGCCCTCTGTACTTCTCCCACCATCCGGAACGGGAATCCGCCGAGCATGCCAGCGACTTCGTCGTCCGTTTTTGAAGGGAATAAGTACTTCAGTGCTTCTATGCTATCAACACCTAACTCCTGTAGGTTCCTGGTGAAGATAGATTGATTAAGTTTGTCCTGTGTGGTGTCTTCATAAACAGGACCCATCCAGCGCCAACAAATGGTTCTATCGCCGTCAGGGACTAGTCCAAGGACACCTGGCGGGACTTCTTTTGTTTGAATTACGCCATCAATTGCTTTTTGTAATTTCTTTTCATATAGTGCTTTTTGTTTTTCATATTTTGCCTGTAAAGCTTCATCGTCAGAATTATCAGGAGGATCAGGGTATTTAATTCCGGAAGCAAACGCAAGGGACTTGCGGAAAATCTGCTCCTCTTGAAAAACCATTAACTCAAGACACTTACAAGCACCATAAGTATAAAGTTGCAAGCATTTTTTCTTAGCTGTAGCGCTTACTCGTCCATAGGCTGATTTAATCTCAGTAGCGGTTACATTTGTAATACTGAGATCATCGATACCACCTAAGGCAAGCCGGATCTCACTGCGAAGCTGTTCGGCGTACCGGGCCTGATCAGAGCTAATTGCATTAGGTGTAATAAAGCCAACACGATCTGACGGCTCCAGGTTGGCAATAACCCGTGGAACACGCATGCCGCTGCCCGGTTTACCGTAGTAGCCAGGATTTTGACGAGTTACGTTATCAGTTTTATATGTAGAACTGGAAAGGCTGAACTCAGATTGGAAGCCAGACTGACTGGAAATGCTGGGTCGCTGAGAGATATCACCATCTGTTTTCTCAATGATGTCTTGCTTGGGTCGAGAAGACAGCAGAGTCGGGTTACCAAAGAAAGAAAGGTTTGCTCTAATATTTTTAACCATCTCATCATGAGCAATGATTTGATTAGATAACCACTCAAACTCGCCGTGCCCATCAGTTCCAAAAGCATCGGGATTGTTGAAGACTTCAACACACGGAATAAACTCCATGGTGTTGATGCTTTTGGTCGTATTACCTAATGATGCGTACTCAACTGAGCTGTCAAATGTAAGCTCTTGTTCGCTATGACATTCTTCAATTTCCGTGGCGGTAATCCGCAGCCGCATATAACGTTTATCGGTTGAAAGGCCAATGCCTCCAAACCCACGGCTAGATTTAACTTTGTACGGATAAATGATGATAACTTCTTCTAGCTCTCCCTCTGGCGTGTAGTAGGTTCGATATGCGTCCCTATCAAACCAGTACAGGCGGTACGTTTTCTTGGTGGGGCGAATATAAAAAAGACCTTTGCCGTAGGCCAAGAACCGATCCCACATGGAATCAAGCCTGGCATCTAGCTTATTGAATTTGATGACTTGCTGAATGAAGTCAAACCGCTGAGTGCCAAAGTTATCCTGGTTGGGATAAAATTCAACGCCTTGGCGAATCCCAAACATTTTCATTTGGGACAGGTGCGCGTTCAACAGCATGGTATCGGCACCACCGTCCGAATCCCTGTTGACGACTGACCGGATGAAATCCTCTAGAACGGTTTTGTTTTCGGACATTCGTTAGGAGACTCTGTATCTATTATGCCTCAATTTCTCAACCGGCGTACAGCCTTTTAAGGGTGATTACATCATCTTCCACTTCAACGTCAAAACGTTCACCTGGGCTTATGCCCATGTCGTGGCACAATTCGTCTGGCAGGGGCACAACAGCAGAACCGTATGCGTCCTGATCTAATTCAATGATGTAGTATCCGGTAGACATTGTTGAGTGGTTTTATAAGTTTAAATCCAGATTACTTTAACCCTAATATTCCAACTCAAGCTTACCCCTGGTCACAAGACCGTTACAGAGCCAAACCAAGGCGTCGACACAGTCATCATGTGAGCTCACGCCAAAATTGACAATTTCATCAGTCAATGCCTGAAATTTTCGGTATTTGTTAAACACAAGTTTTCGCTGTTCAAACAAACCCATGATCCCCCTAAACCGTGCAACTTTATCCCCACGGAAGCCTTTGACCGCATGCCAGTTAATATTGTAAAGGCCGTGGTCGCCAAGGCAGATCCGTTTAAAATCTGCTTCTAAAGAAGCTTGATACGCAACCGCTTCAGACCAAACATCAACAGGGCTTGCTCCTGCATGATATTGGTTTCCGTCTTTATGCACGATTCCCCACTCGTAACACATTTCCATTAAGGATTCCAGCTTTTCTAGGTTTCCCATAATCCGAATGCGTTTGCAATCAATAATATGGATCTTGTCACCAACCCGTCCACCAAGGACCATGACGGTGTAATCATTGCGTTCTCTGACACCAGCGGATAGATCAACTCCAATACCTAAACAATCAAATTCAGTGGAGATCTGACCCTTAACGATCAAGTCTGGCGAGATTGATAGCTCACTGGTTTGAACAATTTGATTTTGATATTGAAAACTAAAACTGATAGGAGCTTGACGACGACGATCTTGTAGGTATTCCAAAGACCACATGTCTGGCCAATAGGAAACCTCATCTCCGCTATTGTCAACAGTGATTGCGGATTGAACGATTTGAACCCAGTCATTTACAGGTGTAAAAGTAGTGCTGTGAATGTCGTCATGGCGGAATCTAGTACCAAGACAGATTGCTCTGCCACCCTCAAACATGGTAGGAACAATAACTGAGTTCCAGTTATCCTCCATCATTTGCCGGATGTCGCGGTTTTTAATGTCGTCAGCGCTCTTGACCACGTCGTCGAGGATACAAAGATGGCTTCGTTTAGAAGTCACTGCGCCCTTAAGACCAGCACAACAGATGGTAAACTCTTCTTCACCAGTGGATTTAATTCCTGCAAACTTCCAATCAATGCTCCAGTATTCGTTGGAGTTGATTCCCTTGGCAATTTTTACCATTGGGAAAATTTCTCTATAAAGCTTACTTTCTTCAATGATTCGTTTAATTGCTGCGCTTTTAGGTCTTGCAACGTCGACCGTATAAGAAATATAAAGAATTTTTAATGGTTTTTTATGAAGCGCGTGGACTCCAATTGACCACGCTGTATATAAACCAAGAACCGTAGATTTTGCCGAGCCACGTGGGGCCAGGATGTCAATATTCGGTCCGCCAATCCCGACTAAACATTCAGTGTTGTCGCCAGTGCAAAGGTATCGGTGCCATTCTTTATGATGAGCAGCAGGAGGCTTATCTCCAACAACGTCACAAAAATAAGCGAAATCAGTACGAGCTTTTTCAACGTCAATGTTGGAAGTTTTTTTAACAACTTGTTGCTTTGCTGCAGCACGTGCGGTTCTTCGGTAAACGGAATACAGTGAGGTGCCCGCCACTTTTAAAAATTAGTAGATGCGTATTCTTTGAAGATGTTCTTGGCCATCTCATCATACGCTGCGGCTGCATCAGTTTCGCTTGAATAGTAACCAATTAATTTATTTTTGCCATTCAAAGATATGGTTGCTTTCCAATTATTTTTTTTATTCTGAGTAGTAAAAACAACCCCCTTGTAACGGCTGGTTTTACCAGTCGCTTTTTGTTTGTTGTATTGATTTTGTTGAGGTGTAGCAAGTCTTAAAGAAAAATTGTCCTGAACCCCGTTGACATGATCTATAAGCAGGGATCCAGGGTCTTTTCCGGTTTGCAAATAAAAAATAATTCGGTGAGCTAAATATGTTTTTTGATTTAATTGAACACGCCAATACCCCCTGGAATTTACGGATCCAGCGGGGTCACCTGCTTTTACGTTCCGGCAAGCTTGAGATTTCCAACGCAGACCGCTTGATGAAAGTGGACACAGCTCCAGCTTCTCGTCAATATCCTTGGTTGGAAGCGAAATGAATTTTGCCATGCGCTTACCTTAGCGCATTACACTTTAAGACTCTTCTTGCAGGATCTTTGTCCAAACCGCCATGGAAGCTTCTTCAAGCGGCCCTTCGATAGGGTCATCCCTGAAGATCAACAGCATCTCCCTAAGGGCACGGTCAGCACCTGCAAGAATCAAGCCTTGCTTGTCCGTTAGGTGTTTCTCGTCATTGAGCTGCTTAATAGTTCCGCGAAGTTCTTTTTGAAGCATGGCGATGCGTGAAGCTCCCATGTCCTGCTTGATCATACCTAGATCAATTGCGTCGCGCAGTTTGGAAATATCTTGTTGCATGGAGTCAATCTCCATCTCCATGATGCCGTTAAAATTTCTTTTTTTAAATTCGTTTTTAGACCACTCATCGCATTCCACAATGGATCCATTGTTCCCAAGAAAACGGGAATATAGATACATCTGGATTGGAGAAGAAGTTTTCTTACAGAAAGCAAAAAGGGATTCACGGTCTTTTTCGGTTAAAGACTGAATCCACTCGTTCATGATCGGTAAGCGTTCTTTGCTCTATCGTAGTTGCGGTTGTATTCGAAATTGCGCTGCATGTACTCTTGCAGATTTGTTTTACGAATTTCTTCCGCTTGAGTCCCAATGGTAGCACGTTGTTGCTCGCCCTGGGTTACAGTTGTTCTACGGGTTTCTTCTCCAGTGGTGCCAATGGAAAGTCGTTCCTGTTCCCCTTGAGTTTGATAGCCGAGACGCTGTTGTGCGCCAGTTGCACCAATTGAGAGTCGTTCCTGCTCTCCACTTGCGCCAATGGTGGCGCGTTGTTGCTCTCCTTGTGTTTCATAACCAAGGCGTTGCTGTGCCCCTTGGGTTTCATAACCAAGGCGTTGCTGTTCGCCAGTGGCAAGAATAGTTGCACGCTCTTGTTCGCCTTGAGTCCCAAGGGTTAAACGTGTTTCTGCTCCAGTAGCTGCGGTTTGACGGAGGTCTTGAGTGGTAAAAAACTCCTTGTTTGCCTGATCTAGTTGGGCGCCAAGTGTCATGTTCAACCGCGACTGGGCACCAGAAACCTCGTTTAACGCTGTCTGAGTCTGTAACGATTGCGTTGGTACTGACTCGGTAGAGGAGCCAGAGTCAGTAGAAGAAGAAGGAGGGGGAGGAGCGGGTGCAGCGGGTGCAGTCCTGTTGAAATAAAACATAACAGTTGCGCTTCTTAATTAACAGTATACCAAAGGGATTTAAATCAAGCCATACGGAACATTGTTCCTGAATATTGCCTAGGGCCTTGCCCTGCGGCTAACCACTGTGCGGCAGCTGCTTGGTCACGTGCTGCTGCACCACTTTCAGCAGAAAGTATTTGACCTTGTGCAATTTGATTTCGCAGCGCTTGGGCAGTGGGTGTTTGTTCTTTAGTAAGAAGAAACTTAGTGCTGGCTCCAAGGGCGCGGGCGGTTGATGCGGCAGAACCAGCGTTTAAGATTGGAAATATGTCTGATGTTTGCTGGCGGGTTGAATCTGCTGCAGTTTTAGCAGCACTTTGTTGCATCTGTTGCCATATAGGAAAATATCCTTTTGCAAGATCCAACTGATCTTTTACTTGTTGGGAGTAAGGCTCGTTAGTAGGCAAAGCAGTTTGACCGCCAGAAACCTCAGGAAGAAGCAGATTTGAACTAGGTTTATATGTGTAAATTTTTAAAAACTCACTGGGACTGATAAAAGCGCTACCAAACGGGCTGGGTGCTGCTAATTTTGAAGAATCGGTGTTAGCCATCAGCTGTACTGGTATTGGGCGCTTAGTGCTTGTCCGAGTTGCGATGCGGCATTAGCCCCAATTTGTTGAGAAGTGCGGTAGCCGCTTTGGAGCATATCAGCGCCTGTAGCAATGTTTTGACGGATTTGAGCAGATGCCATCAGGCGATCCAATTCGTTTTTCTTAACTTGCTCATTTAAAGGCAAGTACGCAAGAAAATCTTTAACTCTTTCATTGCGTTGCAGTTGTGCTTCTAAACCTTCGGCAACGCGTGCAGTATTACCGATACCAGTTGTTACATCGGAAAGGCTAATGGGTTGATTCTGTAGCTGTTGAAGTCTAGATAGAGCCTGTGTTTGATCTAGTTGATTCTGAATATCTGCAAGTTTCTGCTGTTGTTGTTGGGCAATAGTTGTAGCAGCGCCTGCAGTTGGTCCTGCAATTTTACCGGCTAACCCAGTTGCACCAGCAGCGAGGGGGGCAGCCAGTAAGGGTAGATAAGATCC